ACTTGCAGCAGCCGATGCCATTGCTCCGTATGGACCAGCCATAGACAGAGCGGCTCCCGCACCACCGCCACCGCCACCGCCAATGGCTCCAGCGGCTCCACCTCCAGCGGATGGGGCACCACCTGTACCTCGTACAAGGTTTGATGTTTGGGTAATAGCCGCATTTGTTGCGTTGGCAGTTGACGTTGTAGAGGCATTAGCGCCTGTTGACACGCCATTAATAGCAGAGGTCGTTCTACTTGCTTCTTGGTTTAGTGCTTTTAATTCGGTACGAAGTGTCTTTACTTTTTTAGTTAAGTCGTCGTATGTCGTCATCCATAGACGAGCAACAGTCTTATCCAGACGCATGCCTACGCTTGCGGTGACATTACCGACATTTCCGCCAGTGCGTGCGCCACTATTTAAAGAGCCATCACCTAGACCACGTTCTTCAGGCATGTTTCATCAATCTCCAGAGTTACGCCATTTGCCCATTGCGGACCAGTACGTCCGTTGACGTACCTTCATGTTTTGTATGTCGTTGAGCGTAAAGCCCTTGTAAACCGTGGCGATCAGATCGTATTCCCAGTATATATGAGTTAGATTAACCGAATAAAAGGGATGCCCAATCAAGCACGATATTTAAGTCTGCATTACACGTAGCGCATTGGGCATCCACCTCCCCTATCTCGGGGCCAGGTTGGCTATCCAATAAAGCGCTAACAAGATTGTTTCGGTCCTTCATTCCAAGACCCTTAGCCCATTCTTGAGGCTTAGTCATGGCTGGTTTTTCCACGCACCGTGACAACATAAGGGTATTTTGTTCAGCCAAAGACTTTGCTTTCTTAGCAACGACTTGGCTATCCATACCATTAGGGAGTCTCATGGTAATGACAGAACCATCTCCAATAGTTACTTCCACTGGTTGGTGTGGGTCATGTGAAACTTCACGATTGGCAAAGTCATCCATTGGGATAATGACGTCGTTAGAGGCTCCACAAGCACCACAAATTACTTGGTACTCACGGTTGTTGCCGTACGTGGCTTCTACGATTTTTAGAAATAGGAGGTCCCTGTCACCGATAATAAGGTTATCTATGATCGCTGGGTTACTCTCAATATTAAAAGAGCCAATATTAACTACAGCCCTTTTCAAAAGAAATGACATGTACTCTGCGTACACAACATCCCTGCTGTTCAGAGTAGCCAATGCCTCTTCATCAAAACCGTTTAATTCACGTACGTACGCTGTGGTTTCCCATGAGTTTGTTTCAGAGTTAAAGACACCCCTAAGTAACTCAAGATGAGTCTTAGGGGTTTCTCTAATCTCTGGAATAGCATCACCGATTGCAGCACTTAGCGCATCAGCCTGTTGTTTTTGGTCCATCTACTTGTGCTCCTTAAATTGTTATTTTTGTAATTAGATAGTTGACAAGTTTTGCGTACCACTCCAGTCAACATAAAAACCTTCATGGTGTACGGTCATTGATTGAATCAATATACCATTATCACCAGCGTTAAGGTCGGTCAAAGCGTATGCTCCAGGCCATGCGTTGAAAAGTTTAAATTGAAACTTAACGTTTCCAGGAACAACCTGCGAAGCGTTTGCTGTGTCTCCACCATCATATTGGTACTTTAGAGTACCAACATCTGTTGTTGATGAAGTATGTGGGTGGTCATAAACCTTAACAAGGATGTCACAACGATAGTCAATATCGCCAGTTGATAGCCCTGCTTCTCCACCGACACCATTACCAAGCCATGCATGGATGAATTTCTGCCAGTTCCACATCTGGTCTTGACCAGAAAATGCGCCACGTGCAAAAGACACAGGAGCGAAGTCTGACTGCCCAACCATCTTATGTGGGTGGGTGTTCATCCCGCCTTCACGGTAAGTGATGATGTCGTTGGTTACTGAAATACCACTAACTTGGGCAAATCCCAGTTCGTCAATACCAACAAGGGTCTTGCTCAGATCACCGTTGCTGTTCTTAGGAATAATCTGTACACGAAACTTAAAGTTCCGCAACGGATCAGTTCGCATTGTTTTTGCTGCCATATTAAATAACTCCTTAGGTTAAAGGTTTCCAGTAGCGCCGTTGCCAGCCCACTGTGTAAGGTTGATTACAACGAATTCGGCTGGGTACTGCAATGCGACCCCGACCTCAATGTTCACGTATCCATCTTCAATACTTGCTTGTGTGTTGTTTGACGTATCGCAAATTACGTAGAAAGCATCACTAGATGTTGCTCCCTTAAGGTTTCCCTTAGCCCAGAAGTCAGTCAAAGTACTGGCTAATGAAACATTGATACGATCCCAAAGGCGCTCGTCGTTTGCTTCAAACAACGCAAATTGTGTTTGATCGTTAAGAACCGTGCGCAAGTACCCAAGGGTGCGACGGATAGTGATGTACTTATCAGGACGGTTCTTAGCAAGGGTTCGTGCACCATTGATAACAGTTCCTCCACCTGCAATTGTCTTAATGCAGTTTACGTGGTTTGTGCTGTACAAGGTTCCTTGGTCTGCATCACTGACGGTTGCTACCAAGCCGAATACGTTTTGAAGATCCAAGAAGTAACCAGCAGGTGCCTTAGCAACACCACGAAGGTTTTCCGAACGTACGTACGCTCCAGCAATTGCACCACCTGGGAAGGTGTCACGGATAGCCGTTGGACCACTCTTTGCTGGGTCATACATCTTCAATGCTGGGAAGTACACAGCACCAAAGCCACCATTGCTGGTGCTATAACTAGCAAGTGCCGTTTGCATATCAGCCTTAGTTGCGGCATTCAAAGGGCAGTCAATGATGACAAAGGCGTCTGCACGAGCGGCAGCGTATCCCAATGCTTGGTTAACACGAGTGGTGGCTGTTTGACCAACAAGGTTGATCAACAAAGGACCGCTTACGCTATCCAAATTGGTAACACCTGTTGCCCACTCAACGTCATCGCTTACAGCATTTGGGGTAACTGCATCAGAACCACCAGTTAGTGTGAAGGAAGTCTCATAGTCGCCAACGCTAATTCCCGAAACAGTAATTGTTGCGTTACTTGCGATTGTTGCAGGAATTCCTTGTACTTTTACATACGAAGAATAAAGATCAAGAACTTGTTTGAAGTAGCGGCTTGACGACGCATCAAATGAAAGTTCCTGCCAGCGCTCTACTTCTACTGTTGAACCAGAACGTGTTTGGTTAATAGTAAGCGAGAACAAAGTGCTTGCCCTAACTTTTGGTGCTGTTGTCACGTCTGCCAAAGTGTTTGGATCAAACGTAAGGCTTACTGAGAGGTTGTCTCCCCATGCACCTTTTGAAGCGGCTTCCAAACTAAACATTGTTGAGGCGGCTGATGCACCAGTCAAAGTTCCTTGGAAGGTGTATGCAGATGCTACTGCGGTAGTATCAATCACTCGTGATACATAAGCATCACGACCACCATTAGCAAAGTAGTGGTAGATAGCGTAACCAAGGTCATAGCCTTGTGCTAGTTCTCCAAACTTAGCCTTATAATCATTCCAAGACGTGATAAGCGTCGGAGCGGTAGGACCACGTTCTGCGATTCCTACAAACGCAGCCGCAGTTGTTGCGGTGCGTGGGCTGATGTTGCTGGTGAAAGGTGTCTCACGTACGTAGACTCCAGGGCGTTCGTATGCCATTTTTACTCCTAAATCAAGGGTGACAGGGTTTCAATAATTAATTTGTCTGTTCAAGTGTAGTTGATACAGAGGTAACTTTCTTAAGGCCGACTAGTGCGGACGTCGGAAGTTCCGAAGTCATTTGTAGTGTGTATACTTTGCGGAAAATACGCTTACGGTAGCCAGCCTCTGGGTCTAGAAGGTCAGCCGTACCCCAGTCCAAAAGGTCCAATCTGCGGGACGTTCCGTCCGCCCCAATTAGGATTGAACTATACCTAAACGGTATAACCGTAGTAAGCATCTGTGCGGCGAGTTGTCGGTCATGTATAGCACTTCTTGTAAATGTAGAAACCTGGTATAAAATGTCTATTGGGGTAAACTCAGTAGTTCTGAACTTGTCCACTCCAGCCACGGGTGCAGGGGCACTAGACGATACGGTGCTAGGCCAGTAATCTAAGTTATTAGGGTGCCCAGCATGCCCCGAATATAGAAAAGAGTCTGAGTGTTGCCTATTTTTAGCATGTGTAATATCAATCAACTCAATAGTGATAAATGGGTATAAACGCTCAGTTTCTCCTTCTGGATAGCGGAAAAACACTTGAACTGGGCGCTCTGCGTCTCGGTCGTCTGTAACAGTTAGACCAGAAAACTTGAGTTTGATAGCCTCATCCTCAGCAAATAGGAACCCTGTCTTCATACTTTAAGCCGTTTCTCAATAGACTTTTCTATTGATTTCTGCATCTTAGAAGTATCACGGACAAGGTTTTTACGCAAAAGAGCACGGGGGTCAGACAGAGGGCTACCGTACTCAGCGTCAACAACCTCTTGTCCTGACGCCGTAGCAACAAACTTAGTACCGTCAGCGTCATACTTAACAGACACGGTGGCGGAAACTCCAGCATCAGTATAGATGCGCTGTAGGCGGTCCTCTTCTTCTTGGGCGGCGGCAACTAGTGCGGCATTAACCATACTTGGAAACATAAGAGATTTGTTCAACATATCGCTGATGCCCCAAGGCTCTCCAGATATGAACGTGCTAGAACTTGAGGATATAGGCATATCAAAGCCATTCATGGCTTCTCCTTAAAGTTCTAGGCGTTGGTCCTCTTAGCGCTCGCTAAGATTACTTTAAGTTTATCAAATACTAGGGAGTGCTGTAGGCCATGGAAGGTCTTGGACACCCATTGCTGTTGGACCTGGATCAAATGGCATTTCTTGGTTGATGTAAACCTCAATACCTTCAACAACTACCAAGACGTCATCACGTAAACGACCACGCACACGGTAGGTAGCAAGGCTGAAATAACGACCGTCATATAAGAACATGTCGTTTAAGTGCCGCTGGTACTCGTAAGGGTTACTAACTCCAGCGTTTCTAAAGTCTTCAATAGACGCCACAAAGTTTGTAAGTTCTACAGGTTGGCGACCTTCAGGGATGGCTCTCTTTTGGTCTTCAGTTTCCGTAACCATCAAAACAGGTATTACAACTCCTGTTTTATATTTACGACCACCCGCACCTACAGTGCCTTCGTCGTACACATCATCATAAAGAGTTCCAGCACTGGCTGGGGTAGTCTGTGGAAGGTACTCAAACCAAACTATTGACTCGCCGTAGTTCCTCGTGTATTCACGGTAGTGACGGCGTATCTGAGATAACTCACGTCTAATATCCATTAGAAGAACGAGTTGTTGACGTAGCCCTCTTGAGGTGGCATATCAACAAACACATCCTCACGCAAGTTGTCAATCGGGGCTTCTTCCAATTGGATAACTTCTTTATCAGGGTTCGGGAAGATCCGTTCAGTTGGACCGTAATCGCCAAGTTCCCTAGCCTTAAACATTGGAACGTAACGGTTGGTTGTGCGGGATACACGACGTAGATTGAATATTTCAATTCTGTCAACACCAATATTGAGGGAACGAGCCTGTGTCTCGTACTGGTTGCTCCAATAAGCAAGGAGGCTCTGTACCATGCGGAAACGCTGGCTGGCTGGGATATGGATAGATTCTGATGTCATGACATCAATATCACGGCTGAACTCAGACATCAAAGCCCCGAGGGCTTCTACAATTGCACCAATACCGATGGTCTCAATAATTAATTTAGCCATGTTTTCTAGAGGTATATCAAGACTAAAAGTGTGCTGGTTGATTGCTTGCTTGGCGTAGAACTCAAGGTCCTGTGGGGAAACCCACTCGTAGTGGTAGCCCTCAATCATGATCTTGGCGCCAGACGCAGGCGTGGTAGCCAATCGGAGGATTCCATTGCGGGTATCCAAGGAGTACTGAGCGGTAGTTAATTCGCTAACTGAGGCGCCAACATTACTGGCAATCCACAAAGTGTCAGGGTCAATATTAGAATGCCCTAACTCGTAAGTCCTACCTACCGAGTCAAAGGAGACTTGAAAGAACTTAGGGAAGTCTCGGAGGTATGTCCGTGCTACTTCTGTGACCTCATCAAGGATACTCTGGGCGTAGATTGACATGCTTACAGTTTACTTCAAATTACTGATCTCCTGAGCCAGCCCCAGGGATAGTGTCTTGGTAAGGCTGATTTATGGCTGGTTGTTGTTCCCTAAAGCGATGTGACATGGTTCCAAGGACACGTAGGATATCCGCCACGGCTCCTGCTGGCTTAGGGATTGGACGCTCTAAAGTCATTGAAAGCCACCTTCTGCCTTGGCTCTTTTATAGTTAGCCCAAGGACCATTAATAAAGTTATTAAACATAAAAGCAGAATTCATGTAGGCGTTGAGAGACGGGGACATATGAGACATACCGTCTTGAAAGGCTTCACACAAGTCTTCAATAGATGAACGTAAGTTTTCTGTGATGTGTTTTTTAACGGCTGGTATGAAGTTTGGGTCAGCCTCAGCAAGTTCAATTAATAAGTGAGGTTCTTGTACGGTGATGTACTCGGCACCTCGTTTAATCAAAGGTCCATTTAATGTTGTAATTAGTTCATATGTCATATTGTTACCATTTTCCTATCGGGCACTTTGACCCTTTGAGTTGTGCTTTTACTTTCATGAAACAACCACACTCTTTACAAGTCATGGTTGGTGTGAATAAGCGGGGGCATTCACGACAAATGTCCAAACGTTGTTCTGGAGTAAGTTCTTGTGAACTCATACAGGAGAGTATATAAACCTTTCTACCCCCGTTGCTTGCGTTCCCGATGTAATTGGTGCCAAAAGAAAACCATGCCGTTTTGCTGTAGCAGGACTAGATGGGGTGTTAGTTAGCGTCTCTACGGTGACGCCACCATTCATTCTTGCGGTTGCCGTGATGACTCCAGCCTTAGAAATGCTTGCTTGCACATACTCAATTGTAGAGTTAGATGTCGTTGTTGTTTGAATAGTTTTTGTATCTACCTCAGATACAACTCCATTAACTGATTTAATTAATCTAATTTTATAAGTGTATTGAAGGGTTGCATTATACGTAGCACCTGGAACAGTAGTTACAATAGAGTAAGGGGTGCAATTTGCGGTAGCAGAACCTAGGTATAAAAGTTCAGTTGGGTAACAAAGCCAATAGGAGTATTGGGATGTTTCGTAGTAATAGGCACAAGGGTACGGAGAACTTCCTGGACAATTGTAGTTTTCTTGTATGGTTCCAGGAGGACAACCATATGCATAACAACCAGTGCCAGACAATATTTGACCTGGACCTGGACATGAGTAAGTACAAGACAGACCTGTGGTTGTAGTTGTAGTGTCTGGTAATTTACAATTAGTTCCTGTGAGTGTTCCTCCAGATGGGCATGTGTATCCAAAAGTTTTGTCAGTTACAACTGCCCACCAGTTGTCTGCATCTTTAACCCAAAAAGCAACTCCCCAACCATGTGTATCTACTGTCCCGTAGTCCACACGTACACTTACAGCAGGAGTATTAGAGTTAAAAGAAGCCAAGGGATACGAAGAAGCCGCAGTCGCTGTAGATGACTTTCCTCCTACAACAGACCACGAGCCACGTGTACTGGTCCAGCGCTGTGCTAAAGAACCTGTTCCTGAGAACTCGTCTGTGAATGCACGAGTGGCTGTAACTGCGGAATCTACAATTCCTGGAATCATACGTTAGTCCGTAAGGTTTCCGATAGCCACCCAACTATTAGAACCACGCTTAATCAAGGTACAAGCCGCCCATTGGCTAAGGAGTTTGCGCTTACCACTGTCAGTGTTTAGGGTAACGCCCGCACCAGGAACTAGTGTTACTTGACCTAGATCAGTTTGTATGATGTCAATGCGATCACCTGTAGTAAATGCAACAGAGTCAGTAGGGATGGTGAGGTTGCACGCTGAACCGCTTGCTACTTCAACTAACTTACCCAAGTCACTTGCTACCAAAGTGTATGAACCCGCTACAGCATTAACCGTTGAGTTAAAACCTGCACGAGGAGCACCCGTTGCAAGTTTGGCGGTTGTAACAGACGCATCTGTGAGTTGGGTAGTTCCAACAGTCCCAGCAGTAAGGTTTGTACCAGAGATGTTTGTAAGAGCCGCACCAGACCCAGTAAACGAAGTTGCTGTGATATCACCTGCAATAAAGTTACCGCTTGCGTCACGTTGAACCAAAGTGTTAGCCGTATTGGCTGAAGCCATCGCTACATAGGTAGCAAGGTTGGTCCAAGTAGATGCACCAGTCTTTACATAGACCTGAGATTGCCCGTTATTAGCGTTTGTGGTGGTGTTTAGATAAACATCGCCAGTAGAACCAAGAGAACCAGATGGGGTAGTGCTGCCAGAGCGAGTTAAGGAGGTTGAGCCAAACGTACGCTTATCAACGAGCAACTCAGTTGAGAAACTGGTGTTGTATGTGTTCTTTACGTACACCGCATACAGAGGGATCTGGGTATCGGTGGGTGTTGGAAATACAGGGTTAGTACTGCTTGCTGTACCTGAAACTACGGCGTATTGAAAAGTACCGTTGTCGTTGAACGCTACAATGAGATCAAATCTAGAGTCGGTGTTGGTTGGGGCCAACGGGACAACAATAGTAGAAGAACTAATTGTTCCATACACGCCATTGATGCGTACTTCTGAAGCCGCAAGAGCCACGTTTAAGTAGGCAGGGGTAGCGTTAGTCGCCGCAGAGGTTACGGATGTAGCAGAGCCACCAGTGACTACGAAGTCACGTCGGTCTGCTAACGAAGAAAAGTCAAGTGAGTCTGGTTCTGATTGATCCAGAGATGCAATAATGCCACCAGTGGCGTAATCCGTCGCATTAGGGACAGTAAAACCAGCCATCATTTACCTCACAGAGTGTCGTAGATATTTCCGCTCTTCTTCAAATAATTGTAGAGGTCACGAGGGATCGTGTAGCGGTTACCGTCTTCAAAATTAAAAACTAATTGTCCCCAGAACATCGTCCACGTACCCTTAACACGGGCAGAGACTTGGTCACTGGATACTTCAAGCGGTTGTACTTCTACAACGACTTCTTCTGATTCTGTATCAACAGCCTCAGCAAACTGACTGACTTTTTTGGTTGCCATGATTACTCCTGTTTGTTTAAGTTAACTATGAATAAAGGGGCGGGTTTTACCCCGCCCCTTAACTCTACTTCATTTTGCCTAATTAGGCAGAGGCGATAGCGCCACCCTTGGTGTTGATCAACACTCGGGATTCGTGCGTGATTACGCCGAAGCCCCAGATTGCGTACCAAGCGAGACCATGCTCACGACCGAAGTCAATTACGCCACCGTCACGGAGTTCAACTGGCAAGGCGATTGCCTGACCAAATGCGTTGTCACCGATCATCATTGCGCTGTACGAGGTTGCGCTTGGGTCGTTGATTGAACCACCTGGGGTTACGTCAACGATTCCAGTGCCACCCTGAAGTACTTGAGTGGTTTCAATGAACACTACGTCGTAGATACGACCGATTTCACCGAGCATGAAGTTTCCTGGAGCGGCATACTTCGTGACTTCAATGAATTCAGGCCAGTCACGGAGCGAGCGGCTCTGCGATGGGTGAACGAAGCACACGTATGTGTCGCCAAGGCGTGGGATGTTCTGACCAGCAAGGATTTCAACTGCGTCCTTGATAGTTGCAGGCGAGAGGTAACCAGGAGCCGATGCTGAACCAGCGCTTGAGTACTCGTAAGGAGCGATTGAGCCACGGGTTGAGCCGTTGGTCGTACGACCGAAGACTACCGATGGAGCAACTGCTGAACCGCCGCCGAATGGAACGCCTGCCGAGTACAGCGTGTTGCGTGCCTGAACGTCCATGGACTGTGCCATGTGACGACCGAGCAAGCGGCTGGACGAAGCCATAACGTCATCAAACGATGCGTTCAAGAGAAGTTCGGTTACTGCAACCGACTTACCTTGTTCTTTAACGGTGATTTGGATCTGCGATGCAGTCAACGCCGTAGGTTCCATGCGGGTACCTTCGGTGAGTTCTGAACCACTTGCGCTAACCGAAAGGTTGTTGTAACGCATGAAGTTGACGGTGAGTCCTGGCATTACACCAAGTTCCGTCTTCTTTACTGCGAACTGTTCAAAACGTAGGACTGGCATTGCCTGGAACAAGATTTCCTTGGACCAGATTTGCTGAATTGCTGGGGAGAGGGCGGTTGCCGAGCCGTAGCCGTTTGGACTAATGCTTGCGGAACTGGTTACTGCTCCACCTGTTGGGGCTGGAAAAGCCATGTTCTAATCCTCCTAGGATTAAGTGTTGATGTTAGGTTTTAGAACCGACCCCTATTGGGGCGGGCATTAAGTAGCCGATCTCGCATTTTTGCATACTGGTCCATTGTCATGTTACGGATGTCATCCGCATTCAACGTTTGGTATTCCGTCTGAGTTTCCATTGGCCCTACAGGAGGCGCCGTTACTGGTGCCCCCCTCAAACGACCTTGCTGTTGCGCAGTCGCTTGTTGGATTGATTCCATAATAGCATTACTTCGGTCACGAAGTACACTAATTGATGTTTCAATCTCATCTTCCGTATTACCCGATACGAGATCAATCAATTCAGGGATGATTTCTTCCTGAGTTTCCTGAAGTCGGCGGTTACGGTAAGAATTGATTTCCTGAAGACGGCGCTCTTTTTCAATGATTGCCTCTTGGGCTTGGCGCTGTCCTTCAATCTCCTCAAAACGACGCTTGTATTCACCGTCAATTTCCTGGAGTTTTACGTTGAACTCTTCTTCACGCTTAAGGAGTAGTTCCTTGGCGCTTAATTCGTCAACTTCTCGCTGGCGCAAGATGTCGGATTCTTTAGCCGCACGTGCTTCAGCCTCTTTTTTAGCGGCTTCACGTTCGGCGGAGATTACGCTCATCTGCTCTTCCATGCTCTTCACACGGGTATCCGCTTCTTCAAGACGCTTATACATCTTGTCTTTTTCTTGCTTGCGGATGCTTTCAACTTCATCTTCGGTAAATACCTTGGATGTTTTCATTGCCGACTCTACGAACTGTTCCACCATTGGGGCGTCCGCAGGTACGCTGATAATGTCCCCTTCGGGACTGGTATTTCTTGCCATGTCTGTTCCTTAATGTGTTGTTTGGCGAATAATAACTGTTTTTTTAAACTTAATTGTCTTCGTCTGGGTTACGGCGCTGGGCGAACCTTGCTCCGTATGCCCGTGAAACTATCTTGTTTACTAACTCTTCTTCAATCGGTGGAACCCCTGGTAAAGGACCATTGCCACCGTCTGACGAAGTTACATTACCATCTCCAGATGGGGCAGGTGCGGGAGCCGCTCCACCGTCTGGAGTCGCAACCATTCCAGTAGCCAACATAATGGCTTGCTGAATTTGGGCACGCATCATGTCAAGAGATCCCTGATCCAGGGCGTCTTCTTGAAGTTCTTCAAAGATTTCAAGCATCTTTTCGTTCGGGAATTCCTCACCAAGTAGACGCAGAGCGCCACGCTTGGACTCAAGACCAAGAGCCATTTTGGCTTGTACTTCATTGAGTTTGATGAGTTGGTCAACAGGCAATGGTTCAGGCCAGTGAACTGTTGTTTTATAAGTCACAGGGTCACCAGGGTTTAATTGAGGTAACTGGTCTGTCTCAGGTTCAGCAGCAAGCAATGGGTTGTAGGTCAACCACTCAGGCTGGAAGATAGCAACCGTACGAATGATCAATTCGTTTACACGCTCAAGACCCTTTGTAAAGTGAATCTTTTTCATCATGAAGCGGTTCATCATTGGCTGATACTGGATAGCCAAAGCAACACCTGATGTGTTAGATACTGGCTGGAATTGACCCAACGCAGTTTCAGGAACACCTGTCATTTCGTGCATGGTGCGCTTAATAAATGCGATGTACTCCAAAGCGCCAGCCATCTCACCACGAGATTCAAGGTTGAATACGTTTGCATCTTTAGGAAGACCTGCCCAAACCTTCTTAGGTCCACGTTCTAGTTGTGAAGCCTTAGCACCAGTGATGATGGTTACAGGAGCGGCGTGGTAGTTAATGATGTCCGAGACTTCAACCATCTTCTCGTTGAGTTCACGGTTGAGAGGGATGATGTCCCAAATGTCTGACTGACCCCAAGGTGACGACGAGATAGTGGAGTTAGGAATGTGGACAATAGGGATCGTTCCCAAAACGTTGTCGTACTGGTCAATGAGTTCGTCGTTAATAAACTGTTGAACTGTTTCATCAGTAAGGATTTCAGTAAATGTATAAACCTGACGAGTACCTTCTGGCGAAGTTCCCCAGAAACGATACTTAAGTTTGAATCTAATGATTCTGTCACGGTCGTGTGGGTGGTACTCAGGGAAGCAATGCGCTGGGTTCAAAGGAATAATACGGACACGCCCCTCATGCGGAATCCCAGCAGGGTCAACAAATGGCTCTTCAAAAGCAACCTTGACAAAGGCGTCACCAGTTACAGAAGCAAGTTGACCTAGTTCCCAAAGAACGTAATGCTTGTTGTTGTCTTGATCCCAAACTCTATGGAGTAGGTGCGGGATGATTGCACCGTTCTGCTCAGGGACTTTAAACTGAACGCCCTTACCAAAACAAAAGTTGGTGATGTAGTCCGACATGGTGCGGACATAGTTCATGTAGAACTGGGATTCGCCCATCTCACGGCGATATGACCAGTGGTGACCTAGGTACCAAGCCCATGCGGCGCCGTACCTGTTGAGGCGAGGTCCATGTACTTCAAACTCTTCGTCTGCGAGTTCAACCAATCCAAGCGGGGAGATAGCAACCGTTAGGTCGCTTGAAGATGCTCTATAAGATGGCGACCAAAAATCAACTGCCATTAGGACATGTGCCCCTGTTCAAAGTTTGTAGGTGTATAAATTGTAGCCTGATATCTAAGTGAGAGTTATTAAGATAAGGCACTGCTTTACTGGCTAGGTTCGCCAGTCCAGACAATAGTTCCCTGACCCGTGCCTGCTTTACGCTTACCACGAGTCCTCTTATCTGGTGCTGTTCGGAACCCCGTAGTCACATGCAACCCAACAGGGGCTGTGCTTTTCAAGTATTCCTCACCCGCACCTTCAGATATTTCAATGTTCTTTTCTTGTGCATACTGTTGGCGAACCTTAGGAGCCGCCACATTTTGCTCAGTCAACTGTCGGTCAACGTTATAGATGGCAAACTGGTCGCCACGCATTGCGGCTGACCGTGCCGCCTGTGCTCCGCTTGTGGTATCGGGATACCTACGGGATACATCAAGAAATACATCTTTTCCAGTATTCCAAGTACCTAGATTGCTATCTCTTTTATTTAGTACAGCCTTGTGTTCCTTAGATGTAGCAAATTCGGAAATATCATCAGATGTAATACTGGAAGTCGGGACAGTCTTCTCATGCCCAGGAATAGACACCATTGTTCCTGTAGTAGGGGTTTTACCCGTTTTCAAGTTTACGGTGTACCCCGTGCCCGTTAATGTGTTGTCTAACACAGTCTTGGGGTCTATTGGGTATGTCCAATCCTCACCAGTATTGTGAGGTACTTGACGAGCCATTACTTTTTAGCGGCTGCCTTTTTAGCAGGAGCCTTCTTGACAGGTACGTTTGTCATAGCGACGGCTACTTCTTTAGCGGCTGGGAGGCGACCAAAAGCACCATCGTTAGGGTTGATTGCTCGCAAGGCTACTGGAGCAAGAGCCGCCAATAGTGAGTAAGCAAGTGTCTGTGGGTCAGTTACACCCGACATGTAGAGAGCAAGACCAGCACCGAGTACTGAACGTCCGTACGATGCGAGCATGCTTTTTAGTTGTTCTGTGTTCATAACACTCCTTGAATAGGTTTAGATTGATTATACCGTTTTACGGGTTCTGGTGCTTTCTTGTCCTTGAACATACGTTTGGTATGGGGGACCTGTATACGGGTCAAACCTAGCCGCAATATTAAGAGCCTTAAGGGCACTCGTTTTAGCCTGCTGGGCTGTCCACTTCTTTTTGTTCATCATGACCTGTAGGGCGCCTAGGGCGTAATGCGCCCCAGACCCTATGGCGTAGATACCACTGGATTCTGAGCACCATGCGTAGTCACCGTCAACCATGTAGATAACGCCATTGACTACCACAATGATGCTGGATCCCTGTTCTGCAATGTGCTGTTTGTTTTCATTGAGGTCTGGAATTGAGTAACCCTGTGCATCAAAACACTCACGCAATGAAGGAATGAACTTGGCAGTAAAGAACTGATCAAGTCTTTTTCCTTTTAGATTTGGAGGGACTGCTGGGGGCTGGAAGACATGGTGCAAGATATTGATTGCACGCACATCCCCAGCCGCTCCTAGCAAGTACTTACCATTAGTAGACACCTTGCTTGAACCTTCACGAAGCGTTCCAGTTTGAGCAAGACCGTCAGCAAACATAGTTGAGATACGTGAGTCAACACATACCACAGCAAAGCCGTCACCTTGAATGCCAACGATTGTTGTCATTAGTCTGCTTGGTATTCTTTACCTTGGTACATTCCCCATCCGTTGTAGATAGGAATGACGTCGTAAGAGAAACGATGTTGGTTGTCATCTTCGTAACGAACGATGCCTAAACCTTGTTGCCAATTTTCGTGACGAGTCAACGGGCGTCCGTCAAGATCTACACCGCCTCTAGTGGAGGGAATAGCGCCGTCAATTCTGGCAAGACAACCAGGAGAAGCAGCCATGATGGTGCGTGGACCATCAAAGTCTTCACGTGTTTTGAATGCTGTTTCAATGCGGTGAATATGCCCATAGATAACGCTCGTCTTTTCTTGGTTGAGGTAGATGTGTGCAGTTGAACCTGACGACTTCACACGATCGCCGTGAATGATTCGGAGTTTCTCATTAACCCAATAATCAGATGCTGGGTATCCTGGCTTGTAAATTACATTGAAGTCATCCATACGACAAAGGTATGGAACACTCAAAACAGGCCATGATTCTGGGGTGTTTCCCTTGCGCAAACCATAAGCGGCTGATGCATTTACCAAGAGGTACTTAGGCATACGCTCTTCGTGGTTACCAGCAAGCCATACGATTTCTGCATCAGGAGCCGCAGAACGCACCTGTGCACAGAACACTGTTGCACGATCAATTGATGCTTGCGTAGTTTGTGCATACGCAGGGTATGTCAAGTACTTACCCATCTCAGGGAAGTCCAAGTTGTCACCAACACAAATAACAGCATCAGGATTTACTTCTTCAATGATCTTGAGTGCAACACTAAGTGCCTTCTCATCATGAGTTGGTTCTAGTGTTCCATCACGTCCACGGTAATAACCGATTTGAATGTCAGGAACAACAACACATGTTTTAAATGTTGATGCTTTCTTTACTTTTGCTTTAGGCACTGGCATTTTAATTGCGGGACCTTGTGTAACAACAGGCCACTCAGGACCAGTTTCCCACTTAGGAGAAAACTGAATAGCGGCGAGATCATGGATATGCGCCTCACCATCAGAGTCTTTTGACATTGCTTGGTACAACTTGACACGCTTGATGTCACCAATTTCATTGATGTCAATGTTCTTGCTTTCAAGCATTTCAACTAATTTACCAAGCAACTTACTTTTGTCTTGTGGTGCGGTTGTTAACGCTTTTGCTAGTTCACTCATTGTGCATCTCCTTGGTAACAGCAACACTCTTTGTTGACGTGTCGCTGGATCGTACTTATACTCACGTTGTAACCATGTTGGCGCATAACTTTAGTAAGCCATGATGCACTGTATGATTTGCTTTTACCTAAACCGTTATCCTCACGAATGAGTTCAATTGCACGGTTTATTGCTTCTTGTTCGTCAGCAGACATTTTGTCTACTGTTCTGGTGAACTTACATGCGTCTGCCGAAAGATTAGTTCGGGGAGAAAGCAGGGCGTCCAGCAGTGTTATTTTCTGCTCTTGTTGTTTCACAAATACCTAACCTTTTCCAATTCAGAATTACGGTCAGGAATATCCTAGCACCCAGTTCATGGGTGTGTCATGTATCACTTCTTAGCGTCTAGGTGCCAATCAATGTGGTTCTCAAGACGTTCGGATACTGCTTCTACTTTGTCTCCAACGCTGTCAACACTGCGTCTTACACTCTTTAAATGAAGCATGACCATTCCGTGGTCATTGCGGTTCTCTCTACGGAGTTCTTTTAATTGTTTAATCCCTGCGCCAACAACTCCAGCAACAGTGGTAATGAGGGTGGCAATGATGAGTGCCCATGCATCTGTCATAGTTAATCAACTATTCCCCTCTGTCGGCGCCAGTTTACCCAACCTACAGCCTGTGCTTGGCTTGGGAGCATCCCTAAGTTACCAGCGGCATTACGATGCGCTTCAGAAAATGTGTTGTATCTAGTAGGAGTCTGTAGCCCACGGTCAGCACTCCCAAGTACACGACCAACAGTAATATCGTGAGCATGACGATCAATTGTCACGGCTTCAGGGTCATCTGGGTTAACAATGTTTTTAAAGAAGTTCCCTGTTTTCCTGTCCATTGGTAAATGTTGTTCTGGCTGTGCGGAACCCTCAAGGACTGAACGAGCCTGTGATACCTGCCGCCCAGTTACAAAACCACCACTAGCGGTTCCAGTATCCCTTAATTGGCGTGCCATACGCTGGTTGTCATTCCAACCAACCTGCGAACTTAGGATTGCAATAGCGCCAGCCCCACGGCGTACATCGCCTTTTCCAATTTCAGTTGCAAAATCATGGGCACGCTTATACCAGTCCATACCAGATTTAACATCTTCTGGACTAGCCGTTTTTACGGCGTGGGTGACGTTATGAACCATGCGATTAAATTGGCTTGGATGTAACTTATCCATACGAGCACCCAATGCATTAGTAGGGTCCCAAGCACCAATGTTCTTACTTCCCTCTTTTGGAAGTACTCGCTTATAACCATGTGCTACAGGATCAAAGCCACGACCAGTAGGAAGGCTTAGTTCTCCACTGTTTTCTGGTACATACAAATCGCCAGTATCCTTAGCCATCAGATGCCATCCTTATTTTCAGGGTTAGCCTCTACGTATGCACGGGTGCCTTGTGCACGTCGTCGCATTGGGTCTTGCGGGCGGTGGTTCATACGAACACCTGTAGAAGTTTTATTTAAACCAGATCGCATAGGCTTAAACAGATCAAGCGCATCTTGATAACCAACACCAAGTCCTGACATGTTGCGCTTCATGTCAATACCACCCCTAGGTCCTGGGGTTTTTCCAACTAGTGGATTGCGGTCACTTGTACCGTAATCAGGGCGTCGGTACTGTTGGTGAGTATCGTGGAATTGTTGTTTACGGGACTTCATTGCCCCTGTAAAGAATCCTGCCCCAGCATAAACTTGACCAATCGCTATCCCAGACTGGGTATTAGTAGGGGGAGTCGTTGGACTCCCCCCACTCTCAACAGCGCTGTCAGTTGTGCTGGCGCCTGCATCGGCGCCGCCTTCCATAACTAGTCGTTAACGACTGTTGGATTCATGCGGTTCATGTGCCCGCCGCTGTTTTGCTCGTACTCAAATGCTGGCATACCGTCGCCTGCCATTGAACCTTGAACGAATTCTGAAAGAACCGAAGGTGCCTCAATCCATGAAGCCGAACCTACATGAGCACGCTCACGCATTGTCTCTTCAGGGTACTTGTAGAACATCTCTGGGTTGTTGTGGTTCTGACGACCAGGAGCCGACGATGGGTCAGCGTATGCACCACGAGCAAAGTCGTTAGGTACATCTGTGTCAGTTGCTACGCCTTCTTCAAAGCGAAGTGGTCCACGGTTGCCTGGGATACTTGGCGCCATTGAACGCTC